TGGAGCTCTTTCATTTTCACTACCCGATCCTTTGGATCTAAGGTGCGATCTTTCATGAGTGCATCAGCTTGTTTGAGATAGTCCTGTTTTGATGACGGCTTTTGAATGCCTCCACCCTGACCCTTTCCTTTGCCGTTGGGATCTCCACCCGAACTTCTATCATCCGCCGCGCGGAATTGAAAGACTTCGGAGGCTTGCATTCCAACAAAATCACTTACAGCTACGGGATGACCGTGCTGATCCTGCATACGTGTACCATCCGCATTGAGCAGGATGATATCACCATTTTCGGAAATATCAAATTTGGTATTTGACAGTTTCAACAGAAACAAATCCTGCTGATTCTTCGCGAGCTTCGCGTCTTCCGGTAATACGGGATTTCTTTTTTGTAATTCTTCGAGGATCTTCTGGTTGAAGGTTCCGATGTTTTTTTCCTTCTTTTGCTGATTGAGTATTTCATTAACCGCATCTTCCTTCGCCTTAATCAACTCCCTTTCCTTTTTTATAAAGGCAGGGTGCTTCATGATGACATCTTCTGTCAGATCAGTCTGCTTTGATTTTTGGGTAACGATTTCTGCAATTAAATCCACGCCTTTGGCATCAGATTGGATTCCGTATTGATCTTTGATTTCCTGCTCAAGTGCTGACCGCTCTTCTTTCTTGGCTTTTTGATAACCGTCCTGAAATTTCTTTGTTGCATCACCCGATAACGCCGTTATCCGTGCTGCATCTTTTCCGGTTAAGAAGTTAAGTGCATCTGATTTTACTTTCAAAGTATCGCCCTCCTGTTCAAACAGTGCGGAGGTCACCGCCGTTTTATCCATTTTTAAAGTTCTGGATACGAACTCCGTCAATAATTCTTGTACTTCTTCCATGTAATTATGATAGTTTGGTTTTGTCCTCTTTCATGCTTTCACTGTTATTCTCGTTTACCGGAGACTTTTTCTCTCTCATGTCAATCACCTCTTTTGGTGTGAAAGGGGGTTTCTTTTCAGTGATGGATTGCATCTTAAAAGTAAACTTACCAGCCCATCCTTTCTTTTTAATTTGCTCCCATTCGAGTTCGGTCACGGTAGCTTTCGCGCCGGACTTCTTATTTACAAGTTCGTAGTTTGGCATGTTATTTCTTTTTAGATGGTGAAGCGGTTTGGGTTTGAGCAGGGGTGCCATCAGGATTTAATTTGGTAACCACCTCGGCGGGTTTTGCAGCCGGTGAAATATCGAAAGGAATTTCTTTCATATCAGCAAGCGGCGCCGGTTCTTTCTCCACCTCTTTCTCCACCTCTTTCTCAGACTCTTTCTTCGCCCGCATGTCAATGACTTCCTTCGGAGTGAAAGGGGGCTGTTTTAAAGTAGTGGTTTGACCGGCTGATTTGCCAGCGATGGGCTTCGGCTTGATAGGCTGGCCATTAGTCGGAAACCATCCCTGCTTTTCAAGCATTTGCTGCATTCTTAAATATGCGGGCTCAGCGACAGTCTTTACTCCGCCTTTGCCATTAGTTAAAGTAATCTTTGAAGTAGTTGCCATATCTATCTTGTTTTAAGCGTGGTAAAATTATAGCAATTATTTATTCAACTCATCAAATCTTTTGGGGTCAAGTGTTTTTGCCAGTCCCTCAGATATCCACCGGACCACATGCCGGCAGTTCCACCTCCCCATATTGAGCTCGGGAACGTAGCCTTCCAGATTACCGGATTCCTTTTCTGCTTTAGTGCGGGGTAGGGTAGGGTCATCCTTCCAGGACTGAGCCTCTTGAGTAGTGAAAAGAATATTATTCCTTTTCTCGCAAAACTCCCGGCTATCATCAATCAGTCCACCGGCATAAATAAACCACTTCAGCTTTAATTTATTGGCGAAAGCTAAATTGTTCGCCCGGTCGTATTCAGCATATTTATCATAAGCATATGCCCGGTAATATTTAGAGAGCCATCCGTCCGCATCTTCTGACCCCTGAATTTTAGTCTGAAGTCCCCGGGTAAATTCCGCAATTGGTAGCTGTCCGCTGACCGCATCATAGGTCATGGTTTTAATCTCGTCCCTCAGGTCCTTATTATTTACAAGGTTGTCGAGATATCCGTTAGATGTTGGAACACCTTTCTTGTCCAGCCCGATTGAAGCCCGTAGCCACGTATCGACCTCAGTGTTTATTGCCTTATACCTTTTCACAGCCGATTTACTTTCCATTGAAAACATTTCAAAGTAGTCGTAATTGTACCTTGAAATCACTCCAAAATCATCAATAAGTCTATTCATCAGTGATCCTCCGTACACCTTGTCAAACTTGTCAAAAACCCGGTCAATGGCATACAAAATCTCTAAATTGGCTGTATTCCCTTCGATAATACCGTCCTTTGTTGAAAGGTTAGAAAGCATGGCATCGGTGATCGCTTTCAGAAGTTGTTTCTCCATGGTCATGGAAACATACCCGATCATCTTATCCTGACGCTCGTGTAACTGCTTTAACTTCTCCTTAAAGATTTGATCGCCCGACATTAATTAACCGGAATGTTTTGGAATGTATTGACCATTGTAGATTGAATCGCTAGTCTTTCGGCATTGATTTCGGCAATGAGATTGTCGGTAATTGCTTTTACGATAGTACCCTGCTTTTCACGGGTCATATCATAAAATGAAGGTGAGCCACCAGTTCCGACATTCTCCCGTGCCGCCTGATTTATTATCCGCTTTAAATTCGTGTAAAGCACTTTGTCATACTCCAAAACAAGTCCTGCCGTAATCTTTGCTCGGATTTCGTTATCAGGAATTCCACTGAACGGATTGAAGTAATCCATGGTCTTAAACTCCTTTAACCGGAAGGGTTGATCTGCATAAACCGCATCCATGACATCATTTTGTAAATAGGATATCGTGTATTGATTAGCACCGGCCGAGGTTGCCTCTGCAAGTCTTTTCATGCGCTGGCCTACCGATTCGATCTTCCAATCCTGGGGAAAGAGATGGTTTATATAAAGGCCTTTGTCAATAGATTTGTAAACAGCCGCCATTCTTACACACAGCATCCACCATCTTGAGTACTGCGATGCTTCGGGAGCCAATGCCTCATAGACATTCTCCATATCATTATAGTCCTCCGTTGCTGTTTTAACGATGGACTTTTCAACAAATCTTGAAGTATTAAACCTCGCATTGATAGCTTTTTTTACCAGCCCGTCCAGATATTCATCCAGCCACTTCACAATATCAATAGGTAATTCGGCATAGTGAATCAGTTTTGAAAGATCAAAAATTTTATCGGGATTGGAAGGCATCGGAAACTTAACGTGTTCCTGAGATGATAGAATAGTGAGTTCTCCCGATCCGTTGCAGGCTTTACAAGTGTTTCCCTGCTGATCATTACCATTGATACAATCATAGTGCTGATTTTGCGGGTCTTTATATCCCATGCATTTATTTACGTAGCTGAACTTCTGAAGGAATACGTGCAAACTTTGCGATAGATCCAGCTCCGAAACAGTCTTCACAGACTTCATCAGATATGGCATTGAGGCGTGAAACTGATTTACACAAGTTCTTCCATCGGTATGCAGATCGAGCCTTACACCCGTTCTTCCAGCGGGAACTCTACCGGCTTTTGTGTTATAAAATACGACCTGAAAGAGTTTGCCGGCTGAAGTGATGGTGTAATATGTGCGCTCATTGACTACCTGCAGCTCTGCCTGACCGTCATAAATTTGAATATTGGTAACAGTCCCCAAATCCGATAATTCAAAGAAGGCTACCACATCTTTCACCTGCTCTTTCCCGGACCGCACCATCTTTTCATCGACCTGAGTGAGTTCAATCTCCCAATCATTTACATACATCTGATAGAAGAATCCTGATTTTGTAGTGGGCTTTCGCTTTTTTGAGGTGGATAAAACAAACTCTTCGTAGTCGATGGTCTTTCGAATGGCTAAATACTGCAAAACATTATTCGCAAACTGAAAATCTACTACCGCCTCGCAGGAAACAATCGTGCTATACACTTCCGGCTTCTCAAATCTGCCATCGAACTTATTGAACTTGATAATCAGAAATGAATTGGGATCTACATCTGAAGCACTCAGCACATTTGCTCTGAGGTATTCATCGAGCGACTGATCTCCCCACCAATTATTGATAGTTTCATTAAGGATTTTTTGATTCTCATCATTCTTTTCCGTGTAACCCACTTCTTTAACGATGGGTTTAACAGAGGGTATTTTTTGCGATGGAGCCACTAAAATATTGCAGATCGCTGGCGTGATTAATTGGGTTAGCCTGAGCCTTTGTTGAAATAGTGCATCGCTCTCCCGCGGCTGAAATTGATGAATAAGAAAATCCGCGCCTTCGCCGGTGATCAGCGCTTTGTATTTTTTTCTAAGCTCAATCGTTCTCGCATAATCCTGATGCGTAAACTGCGTATCGGCTATTGCATAAATTTTATCGAAGCCTTGTTCTTTAGTAAGCATTTTCCTCTTATTTATGAGTTAATGCTGTAAAATTATCTATTTGTATCGGTCGAACTGGTCAGAAAAAGCACTACACACCAAATATTCCGCTGCATCGGAGGTATGACCCCGCTCTTCATAGGTCACACCCGTATCTGAATCCTTCACGCGCTTCTTGTGTTTGCCGCCATCCGGACCCTGCAGAACATAACTCAAATCCTCAATCAGCCTTTCGCAGCTCGGGTCCACTTCAATATCAATAGGTAGCTTTCCCTCTAAAATGGCATTCATAAAACGAATACGGCGAATAACAGAAGGGTTAGGTTGTACCCGGTCAGAATTATTGGTCAGCCATTTTCTAAGCACTGATTCAACGATATCATAGCGATGGATATCATCATCCACCCGGTTACTCTTTCCGGAATAATCACCGTAGTAAAATACCCGCTGATTGAAATTTTCATGGTCCTTAGCCCACGCCTGGCAAACGGCTTTAGTAGAATTAAAAGGATTTCTTAAACAGTATTCCCGGTAAAAACGCAATTTCCACCTGCCTTCAATCATTATTAATTGACAGCAAAGCAGGGTCATATAAGGTACCGTATTAAAATCGAAAGTGAGATGGACGTTAATGTTTGGATCAAAGGCAAGCGGCTTAACGTGAATATCGTATTTGAAGGAATGAAAACACTCCGCCCCGGTCTTCTGTATTGCATCCCAATCCCCATCCACGAATCTCCTTCTGGTATGCTCGTCCAGGTATTGCATGTTGTCCACATACTCCTTTGAGAGCTTCTGATTATCTCCCATTAGTGCCGGAATATAAGCATATGGAGGTTTTAACTTACCTTCTTTATAAGGCAAATAAATGACCGTTTTTGTCCATGCCTGAGCCGGGTTTAATGTGAGAAGTATCTTTATCGGAGGGCGGGATTCTATAATATGCCTTCCCGCGCGGAGCTTACACTTATCAAAAGTCTTGTATGAAAGCTCCTCGGCCTGCTCGAGCAAAAAACCATTTACCTCAAGTCCATCCATCCACTGCAGCTCAGGGTCTGAGTCCAGATTCTCTCCTTTAAAAAGAATGGATGATTTGTTTTTGAAGTAAACTATTTGCTCACTCTTATTATAGGAATCCACAAAGTTATTTGGGCACACCTTAAAAAATGAAGGAATGGTATTGAGCTTTATTTCTGTTAATGACTTACGGATCACGCACCATCTCGATTGTGGGTAGAGCCGGCACAAAAGTATCAGCGTTGCAAGACTTGAGAAAGTTTTACCGCCACCTGCAGCGCCGCCGTAAGCGATAAACATAAGGTCCTTTCGAAATATCTGCTCAATGAACTCTTGCTGCTTTGGCTGAGGTTCAAACATAACCTTAGTCGGAAGCTCTTCTTCTGGCCGGTAATACATTTACGAGAACTCGATTTCCTGATCCCCGATTTTAAACACTTCACGAACTTTTGTAACCACAAGCTCCGTCTGAGTAGAGTCCTTCCATTTATCCGGGCGGCGGTTCATCAGCCACATTTTCGCAGCATGAGTGTCGGGAGGGTATTGTTTAATAATAGGGACTTCCACGATTCCTTTATCAACAACCTTGATCTCGACATCTTCATGCTGATAACCTTTAGCCCGGTGATAAAGCGCATGAGCAATTTCCGCATCAGCTCTAACCCCACCTCTGGAAATAGCCTCTTCAAAGTCCGGATATTCTTTCTTCCAGTTGGTAATTGTATTTAAGTGGCACCCGAAAAATTCAGCGAGCTTTGCCTGGTCAGCTCCAAGCAGGCAATATTTATAAGCTAAATCCACATACTCAGGTTTGAAATCCGAGACGTTACCAGTCCCGCCTTTATTGCCAACAGAGTTTTTGTTTCCCAGTTTGCCCAAACTATTCTTATTCCCCTTTATAGGAATATTCTTCCCCTTCACGTATTGAAC